TACATCAACAGACACTGTAACTACAGCAACAGAAACAATAGTTATACATGGTGGTGATGGTGGGTATGTATACAGACAAGAATCAGGCAATGACTTTGACGGTACAGCAATAGGTGGTAAGTACAGAAGTCCTGATTTAAGTTTTGGTGACGCAGGAATACGTAAACATATGCACCGTGTTCTTGTTAGTTACAAACCTGAAGCTGCAATAAGTGCAGATATGTTTTTAAGATATGACTATGAAGATCCAAATAGTCCAAGACCTGCAGCCTACTCTCTATCAGCAAGTGATATTGTGGCTGTGTATGGATCAGGAACATACGGAACTTCAACATATGGTGGACAGTCAGAGCCTTTATTAAGACAGTCAGTAGAAGGGTCAGGATTTACCGTAGCACTCAGAGTGGACGATAATGGTGTAACAGCACCATATGCTTTGAGAGGATTTCA